ATAAAAAAATGGAAATTGCAACACATATTTTCAGAACTTTTCCATTCTCTTCTCCTGATTATATATGGGAAGATGTAAAATCTGATTCTAAAACAGTAGCTTTTGACTGTAAACAATGTAGAGTAGCTGAATATTTTATAACCAATGAAATGGGAGATGTTTGTTACAATACTTGGTGTAAATTAGATTTTGCATTAGCGGAAAAATGGGATGGGAAATTAGAACGGAAAGGAAGTATTGCTAATGGAGATAAAATATGTGGGCATACATATTAGCAAGACTAAGTGAAGCAAGTACTATCAGAGGCATCATCATGTTCTTTGGTGGTATTGGTTTAGGTATTTCACCTGAATTAACTGATCAAATTGTGGCAGTTACAATCGCTTCATCTGGTCTGGTTGGACTTGCTATTAAGGATTAATGTAAAAGGGGACTGAAGTGGAGAACCATGGACTAGATACATGTAATGTAACTGGAGATCCTATTCTCCATCGAACTACCGCTGATGTGTTTCATAGTGGTACTAACTGCTGGATTGTGTGTGATGCACAAGAGATGGTTGGACGTACAGGGAAGTACGTTCTCTGGCAAGATGGAACACACTATGGACTACTTGCACTGTATCGTAAGTTCAAGAAACAAATAAGCCAAGGACATGATGTGTACTTTATGCTAAAGAATATAGGCATATTACGCAATCATGTAGAGCTTGTAGAGGGATACGAGGATTTATATGTCTTCAAACGTAAAGAAGGTGGATTCAAGTGAGTGTATAAATAAACTTGAAGATTTATTAGCACAAGAACAACAAATACCACTAGAGTTTGGTCATATATTTAGTGGAGGTATGTATGCACGTACTGTGCTGATACCACAAGGAACTATTTGTACAGGCTTAGTACACAAGAGTGAACACTTGAACATACTAGCCAAAGGTAAATGCATAGTATTTACTACTGATACACAAAGTGAACAAAAGGAAGCACCCTGCATATTTAGTGCTAAAGCAGGTGTAAAGAAAGCAGTGTACGCATTAGAGGATGTACTGTGGACTACTATTCATGTCTGCACCAGTACTACTGTTACTGAAGCTGAGATAGAAGTAGCAGAACCCCCTAGAAAACACATACAAGAAGCACATGAATGTGTACAAGCTGGTACACACATTACTCACACAAGTAAACAAATGATGGAGAAATAAATTAATGAGTATGGTAGCAGTAGCAGTGCTAGGAGTAGCTGGAGCCGCTATGGGCGGTATGCAAGCAAAGATGGCTAATGATAAAGCCAATGCTAAAGCAACTAATGATATTATTAGTGGACAAGTTGCTCAAGGAATGGCAAATGCTAATAGTATTCGTAGGAATTTGGGAATAGCTGAAGCTATGGTTGATAGTAATCGACAAACTGGAATTAAACTATTTAATATTAATCGTAAGAATGCTCGAAGTCAAGCACTAGCTCTAGCTAAATCTGAAAAGAGAGGAGTAAGTGGTAAGTCATTACTTGAATCTTATCTAAACATGCAAATGCAAGAGATGATTCAAGAAGGTAATGTTATTGGGGAAGGAGAAGATAATTTAGTTGCATTAGGACGAGAAGCACAAGGCATAGCTTTAGAGAACCAAGATAGGTCTAATGCCGCACAATCTCAAATTAATACTGCGGCGGCTCAAATGTCTGATGGATCTTTCCAGATAGCTATGGGAGCTTTCAAAGGTGGTGTAGAAGGTGCACAAGCAGGTGCCTCTCTTGGAAGTGCTTATGCTAAATATAAGAAGGGTCTATAATGCCAAAACAACAAACTAAAACAATACAAGCCGCTCAAGCAATTGAGACAATTCTTCCAGATGTAACGCCTAATAAACTAAGTAAGTTTGCTAGTATTATGCCTCGATCCGCAGCTATTGGAACTGAAGGCACAAGTGAACCAGACAAAGATTATGTGAAGGACTTCTCTAATGCTGTTATTGCCGGAGTAGATGCTTTTGAAGAGACTCCTTATGCTAAAAAACTAGATGCTACTGCTAGAAGAGCCGGTACATATGAAGCAATAAGAGATGTAAATGCTGATACTGATCGTCTTCGTAGTGAAAATATCCCTATAGAAGATTGGAATAATACAAGAACTCAATGGGTAGCACAAAGAGTAGCAGAAAAAGGTAAACAGCATGGCATGACATGGTTCAGTGCCTATAATGCTATAACTACTAGGCTGGCAGGTTTTGAATTAAACAAACAAGACCATCTTTTGCAAGACAAGATCATGAATGAGAATGGAGCTTTGCTACTCTCAGAAATATTTAACCCAGAACTCGTAGATGTGCCTTTCACTCTTCCTAATGGAAAAGTAGTTGAAAATAATACTACAAATGCACATTTAAATTTAATGAGTATGGGTTTTAGTTCTGCACAAGCCTCTGCCTTCATGTCAAGTCATTTTACCCGTGAGTTAGAAGGAAGCTGGGCGTACGTACAGAATAATCAAGCCTCATATCAATTCGAATTAGGTAGGACGCAGAACAGAGTAGACGCTGAAGCATCTGTTGAAGATGACCCAAGTAGTATCTTTACAGGAAGAAGAAAATATACTGTTCTATCTTCTCTTACAGACCTCCTAGATGCTGACGGTAAAGTTATTACAACAAAGAATGAACGTATAGAACAATTCAAGAAACTATCTAGTGTACAGAAATCAAGAATGGAAGCCGCATACAGAATGTATACTCAGGATGGGATAGCTAATCCTACTAATCAATTACTTGCTCAACTAAATAGAATCGCTAACATTCCTGTTAATAATGGGTTGAAATTAAAGGACTTAAATACGCAAGGTAGTAATATTTTAGCCGGTAAAATTAGTACTATAAGTATTGGATTACGAACTTACACTACAAGCAATAGTCTTTTAGAAAGCTCTATAGGTAACGGACAAGTGCTTGATATAGAACAGGTAAAACATGAATACGGGGCAGATGTCGCAGAAAAATACACAAGCCAAGTAAAGAGTTTTACTTATGGGGCATTAAATCAATTAATAGGAGGTGTTCCTCTTTCACCATCAACTATAAGTTTTATAAATACTGCACCACCAGAAGCTGTTGAAGCCGCTACAAAGGATGTAATTACTTCCCGAATTAATAAAGTCCTAACAGCTTCTGAAAACGTAGTTAAAGGTGATCCAGATACAGAAAATGCCTTTAGACAGGAGTTAGGTATTACTCATAACTTAGTAGAAAGTACCTCAACTATACCTACAATAAGACGATATCTACAGGAATCATTTTCAGATGATACTAAACTTGGTGTAGCTCTTAGATACTATAAAGCAGGAGTAAATGTCGCAACTATAAAAAGTGCTTCAGATGCTCATGCTAGTATTTCTGATAAGCAAATGAATGAATATAAACTAGATCTATCAACTATAGAAGAGCAATTAGTAAAGACAGGAGGTGATAGGTATAACGATCTTGATGGCCTAGCAAAGATAGCGATGAAAAAAAATATCAAGAAAATGATTGTAGCCGCTCAGGGGAATGCAAGTTTAACTGATATTGTAGCAACATTCTTCGAAGAACCTGTAGGAGAATATTCTATTACTCTTGGTGATGGGAAAACAGTTAGTATGTCTCGCTCATCTACTAATCTCTATCCTAAATTAGAAGCAGAGACAAGTAAAGACCCTAACTATAGTAATGACTTCAATGGAGAAATTGTAAAACATATAGTCCAAAACAACTTAGAGCAATTCAAGGGTATAGGGTTAACAGTGGATTCAAGGACTAAATGGTTTGATGCTGGACAGATTACAGGTGTAAGGACAGGGACAACAGAAGGTGGTGATCCTCACTATATAATCGCTATAGGTGGCAAGGAACTCACTGTTAAGGTAACTCAATCTCAGATGGACAACTTAATAGAAAGATCACATGTAAGTTTAAAGAAAGTAATTGAGGCTTCTGTAAGTAGAAACATTCAACATCCAGTCAGTGATAAACGCTCATCAACTGGAAGTAAAGAATCACAAGGCAAACCTAGAAAACAGGTACTAAAAGGTGTATATAAGCAATTATTAGGGGGTACACGTAGTAAAGATGATCAAATCCTTGACAGACTAAATGATTTATTATTTACAGACTGGTTGGATAAACCTGTTACTAAGTGGACAGACTATGGGAGTAATTAAATGGGCTTAACAGGTACAAAGAAGTTCTTAGATAGACAAAATGGAGCTATGCAAGCGGCAAAAGAAAATCTACAACTTAATAGGTCTCACTTATACAAACCCCCTGTTAAAGAAAAAGAACAACAACAACAGGAGTCTCCTATAGGTGATCTAGATTGGCTTGCTGATAATTATAATGCATCCACAAAACAAGAAAGAAATCAGTGGAAAAAGAATGCCAAAGGTTGGATGTCTAAATTACAAACTAACAAGATAACACCACAAGCTAAATCAAATCTACAAGAACTAGCACAAGTAATCAAAGATGATGGGCCAATAGTATTCGGTGCAGAATTAGGACGTACAAATATGGATGGAAGTACTTTAGCTGAAGCCATGTTAACAATATATGGTGCTGAAACAGGCTTTGGAACAAGTAAAAAGAAAGTAAGTAAGTCAGGAGCTTTAGGTGAAATGCAAGTAATGGATTATACATTTGCAGACATGGTTAAAGCAGGAGTTCTAGGGCCACTGTATGCTAAAGCAGTAGGGCTAAGTAATAAGGAACTACAAAGCTTTAAACCAAAGCATAGAGATAACGGAGATCCTTATTTAGATGCTAGTCAAAAGAAAGGCATTAAAAAACTACTACTTAATAATAATAAAGCTAATTACCTAGCGGCTATGGGTAAATATTTACGTAGGAAGATGCACTCACTAAACAATGCTAGTGATCCACAAACAGCACAAATGGTAGTATCCAGTGAGTAATAGTATAAATGTAAGTACTAATAGAAATGATCCTAGACTTAGTGATATTAAAGAAGCACAAAGTGGAATAACATATCCTGATTATAATGCTCCTACTACTCCTACTTTTCAACATGATTCTGACTTAAGTGGGGATGTTTCTTATAACGGAGAAGCAATAAAGAGTCTGATTCAAACTGCACGAGATAAGAAGGATATAGGAGCATTTGAAAGCGCACTTTGGACAGGACACTCACTAGGTAAAGAACTTTGGGAACCACATACCCGTGAATATATGGAAGAGGAGGCTGATCCTGACTTTGATCTATATAAGGCTATGGAAGAAGATCAATGGCTTCCTGTATCCTTAATAAATGATTTACTCAATAGAGATAAGCTACAGAACCAAACCCAGTATGAGCAAGCTAGAGACTTGTATAATCGTACAAACGATATGCATGAGAAACAAACTGAGTTTGGGTTCTTAGCAAGTATGGCTCAACAGCTTCCTATTCAATTACTTGATCCTATTAACTGGCCTGAAATCTATTTGTCTGCACAGATGGGTGGGATACCAACTATACTGAGAATCATAGCAGGAGCGACTCTTGCAGGTGGGACAATTAGAGCACAAGAAACAGTTATACAGCATGAAACACTTCACTTAGATGAAGAACGTAAGAATGATTTAACACTGTTTGGAATGGCTTTAGGTGGAGCGGCTTACGGTATTTTTGGTAGAACTAACACCATAAGAGCAACAGGTGAAGGTTCTATGGATTTACATGTAATGCCTACTGAGAAACAAATAAAAGCAGAAGCAAAATTCCTAGCTTCTGGACAGAAAGGACAACGTAAATTCGCTGACATACCAGAAAGAGATAGAAAAGTAGACAAAACCCATTGGTTTAGTTGGAGTTTATTTGGAAGATTGGGTAGGTCTGTAAGTCAAACGATGCGTACTCTTAATGATATGACATCTCGTAGTGGCGTTAGTAGTGTAACAAATGAAGAATCTTTTGAAGCGGCGGCTACTACTATTAAACAAATAATTACTAGTAAAATAGTTGCAAATGTTAAGACAATTTATGGTGGTAGAGCTAAATTTAATAAGGATCGAGTAGCCGCAGAAAGACAAACAGCAGATGATTGGTTCTCTAATACATACGATCATGCCGCTAGAAAAATCAATGATGATAACTTTAAAGTACCTGAAGACTACAAAACATCAGTTGATGCTTTCTTAGACCATAGGAAATATCTAAAAGAAGAACGAGAAAAAGCAGGTCTAAGCACTGTCGAAGGTGATTCAATAAACCGTGTGTGGAGATATCAAGAAATAGCGCGACTTGCTAAGGAAGATCCTGATAAATTAAGGACAATGTTGAGTGATTCTTTAAAGAACCACAAGAAATATAAAGGAGCTAATGATACTGAAAAAACAGAAATAGCTAAATTTAATGCGGTTCTAGAAAATAGAGCAACAATAAAACGTAACTGGGATAATGTTGACGCTGAAATACTTGAACTTCAAGCTAAACATGCTACGGCTATTGAAGAGGGTGTATTAAATAAGTATGAATTAGGTCAAATACAAGGGGAGATATCTCTCTTAAAATTAAAAAGAGGGGATATACTTAAGTCAGGTCAGAAACAAAATACTACTAAACAAACACAACTAGCCAATGCTGATAGGTTAATTGAGCAACAACTAGATAAGTTTGCTGGTCTTAAAGAAGCTACACAGGCTGAAGCACATACAAGTGCATTGATTGCCGCAGAAGAAAAAGTTTTAGATGATCTTATACCTAAAAATATGACTGCGGAAGAAGCCTTAGATAGCAATATCCTAGGTGATTTAGGAGGTATAGCCGCTAAGATTACAGACGAAGTAAGTGGTATGCAGATACGCCTAGATCCTGCTTACTTCCGCTCCTTACTAAGAGTTACTGATCCTGTTTCATTATTAAAACGCCACCTTGAAACAGCACAGGTATCAAAAGAGTTACAAAAGGAATTAGCAACAGCCCTCAAGAGACTAAAACAACAATTCACAATACGTAAGAATGCTAAATTAAAGGCCGAGAAGGAACTTTCTAGTACTTTACAAGGTTTAAGAAAAAGACTAGAGAAACAAAAGATTGCAAAAGAAGCAATAACAACGAGACTCCCTTTTAATATTAAAAAACCTCTTGCAACAGAAAGTATTTCTGAACAAACAGATAGTGCATATAAATCTCTTGTAGAAGCTAGTAGCCCTACTAAATCTCAATTAACTGACTCAGAACTTCACAGATCAAGAGATTTTAATGAGTCATTCCTTACTGACATCCTAGAGCGTAATGTAGAACAACACATGCGTAATGGGATCTTATCTAATGCAGGACGTATTGCCCTTGCACGTAAGTTTGGAATCAAGAATGGAGCCGAATTAAAAGATTTTGTTAACGAAGCAGTAGGAACAGTAATAGAAGAAACACACCAAGCACTTAGACTAGAGCATACTTCTAAAGGAATAGAAATAACTAGTCAACTTGATCAAACGCTAGGAAGAAAAGCTCGTAAACTTGCCAAGCGTGAAGGAGAAATGCTTGAAAAGCACCTTAAATTAGTTAATAACACACAACTTACTCCTAGTAATCCTGAAGGATTCATGCATGGTTTTAAAGTATGGTCACAGGGGATGAATATGGCTACCCTTGGTGGTGGTATCTTTGCTACAGCACTTCAAAGTGAGATAGCTATGGTACTAACCAGAGGAGGCATGGATGTAGGATTAAAGGCAATTGGTAGTTCCTTTAAAGAAATGCAGAACCTTATCAAGAATTTACCAGCAGATAGCAATCTTCTGCGACAACTACAAGTAATGGGAGGAGCTACTGATGTATGGAATGCAACTAACATTCAAAAATTTATTGAAGGAGAAGATGTAGGTAATGCTATATCTAGATCAGGGCATACAGCAGGAGAACTTGTTAGCAAATATACATACCTGACTAGTATTACATCTGCATATAGAACAGCAATAGCTAGTTCATTAATTACAGACCTATTATTCAATAAAAGACTCCTTCCGGGTGCAATTACTAAGAGAAATAGAAACTCATACACTCGCTTTCAGTTTGATGTCAATCGTATAGAAGAATTACAGTCATATGTTACTAAAGGACATCCTAACTATAAGAAAGGTGTCTTTGAACTTGATGAACATGGTGGTTTAAAAGATATGGATCTTACTAAACTGCCTCAAGATTTAAAAGAAATGCTGGACAATACTTTAATGAATGCTGGTGAACTTGAAATCTTACGTGGTGATAGACATCATCTACCTGAGATATGGAGTGATCCTGATTCAGCTATGTATCTAATGACTCAATTCCTAGCTTATCCATTCCAAGCACATGAATCTTTAATGTTAAGAGGTTGGTCAGATGGTGATGCTAGATTAGTTGTAGGACTTACATTCTCAGCCGCATTTACAAGTATGCTTGCACTAAGTAAAGAAGAACTAGAAATTAAACTAGGACTTCGTAAGGAAACTGAACGTAGATACACTGATGATGCAGAAGGATACCAACAATTAGGTTGGAAAGTATTTGCTAGTGGTGCTTACCAAAGTTCACTAGCAATGATGGTTAACTTTGTAAGTCAAGGTACTACTGGTGGTCGAGTCTTAGATCCTTATCAACAGAAACACATAATGGGTGCTTTAGGTGGTGCTCCTATTGGACAAGCTAACACTGTTTATCAAGCTGTAGTGCAAGCAGGAAATGACTTTTCAGATGTAAATAGTACAGGATGGGATACTAAATATGGAAGAGCAGCTATGCTACTAAGTGGATTACCTGCTTATAGTTTTCCGATTCTAAATAAGTACTTAATAGAACAAAATAAAGACTGGGCAGAAGGATTTTAACACACCTTTAAACACCCTGTAAACATACCCCTGACACGCCCTGAGAGCGTGTTTAAGGGGTTTTATACATTAGGAGGTATGGTATGTCAAGTAAGGCAAGTATTGACACTCTAAACACGTTACACGATCTACAAACTCAATACTATTTACAACTGTTACAAGCTGGACTAAGTGGAGAAGTAGAATTAAAGCCAACAGAGCTTAGTGCTATAAATGTATGGTTGAAGCAGAATGATATTACTGCTGATCCAATTGAAAGCAAACCCATGATGAACCTAGTTGATGAGCTTAAGGACAGCAATGTTCTTGATATGTTTAACTAGATGTATGTGGATAGATGCTTTTGTGGTTGAACAATTGCTTGGTGTAAGCTTTGTAATAGCAATTCTCGTATGGGGAGCAGTAATGAGTAAATACAAGTGAATAAACGTGAACTAAGAACTTTAATTAATGACTTTAGGGAGTACTTAAAGTATGTATGGTTAGGAATTAACTTACCTCCTCCTACTCCTCTTCAGTTAGATATGGCAAAGACGCTTATGACAGGGGATAAGCGACTCTTAATGGAAGCGTTTCGAGGTATAGGTAAGACATACATCACAGGAGCCTATGTAACGTGGAGACTATTAAGGAATCCCAATGAGAAAGTAGTAATTGTTAGTCAAAGTGGTGCACACAGTGAAGCTATTGCTCAGTTTATACGTAGGCTTATCTTTGATTTACCTGTTCTTGAACACTTAATCCCTGAACAGGATATGCGTAATAGTGTTAAGTCTTTTGATGTGAGTGGTTGTGAAGTAACTGTACAACCTAGTGTGAAGTCATTAGGGATTACTAGCCAGTTACAGGGCAATAGAGCTAGTATATTGATTAGTGATGATGTAGAAGGCTTACAGAATAGCGCAACTGAGTGGATGCGTACCAAGCTATTAGCAACTGTAGCTGAATATGATGCTATTTTACAGACAAATATAGACGCTCAGATCATTATATTAGGTACTCCTCAGAGTGGAGAAAGTATCTACAATAAAATGAGGGATAAAGGGTTCAGAACGATTGTATATCCAGCTAGGTATCCTGAAGACATTGAGATATATCAGGGTACTCTTGCTCCTCATATAGCAGATCCACTACTTTCACACAAGGTACAAGTAAATGACTGCACTGATTCAAGGTTTACAGATGAAGACTTGGTGGAACGAGAAGCTAGTATTGGTAGAAGTTGGTTTAGGCTCCAGTATCAACTGGATACCACACTTAGCGATAGTGACAGATTTCCTCTTAAAACGAGTGACTTTATAGTCCATGATTTAGATATTAATAAAGCTCCAGTAGGAATAACATGGGGAGGTCGTAAAGAGCTTGCATGTGATGACTTACCCAATATAGGCTTTACAGGTGATCACTTCTATCGTGCTAGTCACATAGACTCTGAATACACTGGCTATCAAAGTGTAATTATGAGTATTGACCCTAGTGGTAGAGGTAAAGATGAAACTGGCTACTCAGTTATCAAGCAATTGCATGGAATGGTCTATATTAGTGAATGTGATGGGTTTCATGGTGGATACACGCCTGAAAACTTAATGCACCTTGCACAAATAGCTAAAAAACATAAAGCTCAACTCATAGTGATTGAAAGTAACTTTGGTGATGGTATGTTCAATAAGATGCTTGAACCATATATAAAGAGGACATCACCTAAAACAGAGATAGTAGAATTTAGGGCTACAGGGCAGAAAGAAGTAAGGATTATTGACGCATTAGAACCTTTACTTAATCAACATAGACTTGTGATTGATAAGGAAATACTTGAAGAGGATGTAGCTCGTTCAGCACATTATTCATTAACATATCAGTTAAAAGTTTTTTTTCCATATCCAAAAGTTGAGTCACCA